CACTGCTTGTGTACCACTTGTAGCATCACCTTTCTCAGGTTCTGACACCACAACAGGTGGGTTTGAAATTTGTGAAGGTGGAAACATGGTTGCTAATTGGGTACATCGTGAGTTCGATGTAACCCTAACGGATTCCATTACAATTATCGGTAAGAGAGCATATAGTGAGTTCACCGCTACTTTTGATGTCTCAGTTACTTTTTCTAAGAACGCCTGTGATACAATACCAACACACGTAATAAGTTGTTCCTGCACCGCTGTGGCCACTAGGACTTGTACGTATGATGGACCATATGATCCTGTTCAGGTACTGCTGGGTGAAATTACGTTTGAGTGCTCAAATCGTAAGATCAGTGTTTACGCCACCCCAAACATGACAGAGACGTTCCCGGGCTCCGGATCCATTCGCGGAGTCGTGCGCGTAATTGCGAGGCTTGGCAGTGCTTAATATATCAATGGGGGATAGACTTCACCAGAAGCTCACGCAGAAAGCTGCGGAGCTTGGTGGTAAGTCTGACCTACCTACAATTGAATGGGCGAAGAAATATTGCCCTGAGCATACCCGTCGTTCAATGTGTGATCTACATATTGAGCTTGCGAGTACGGCAGATGAACTTCGATATACGCGTGGGCAGAATCGGTGTATCATCGCGCCACGCGGTAATGCTAAATCTACGTGGATGTCACTAATCAATCCCCTCCGCGCCATCTGTGAAAAGACGGAGAGGTATATTCTTATTATCGCTGACACTGCTGATCAGGCTGCGAAGCATCTTGCTGCGATTAAGGATGAACTTCTCTACAACGAGGAGTTGATCGCGGAGTACCCATTGGCATGTCAGGAAGGTGATGTCTGGAACGCAGACAGAATCGAGACTAAGAATGGCGTATGCGTTGAAGCTATTGGTAAAGGCGCGAAAGCACGCGGACGCCGCTATAAGCGTTATCGCCCTACTCTTGTTATTGTCGACGATCCCCAGGGTGACGAGGACGTTGAGTCCCCGGATACACGTACGAAGGATATGGCTTGGTTCGACAAAGCGCTCATGTATGTTGGAGACACGGATACTAACTTCTTTATTGTGGGAACAATGCTTCACAGAGAGTGTATCGTAGCACAGCTGGAGAAGCGCCCCAACTTTATCACGATCAAGCTGGCATCCATCCGTGAATGGCCGACCAACATGGATCTGTGGAATGATTGGGAGAATCTATACACCTCGTTCGTCCCTGGCGCAGCAGCTATCGCTGATAAGTTCTACATCGAGCACAAGTCTAATATGGACGCAGGCGCTGTAGTTCTATGGCCGGAGAAGGAGGATCTCTATGAGCTGATGAAGATCCGTGCAATCGGACACAGTGCATTCAACTCAGAGAAGCAGAACGATCCACGCGATCCATCTAAGTGTGAGTTTGACGAAGCTTGGGTGTCACCAGATCGTAAGGATGTGTGGTATCACTCACGCCCAGCCTCCGCTAAGTGTATCTGCGTGATGTATTGTGACCCTGCAAAGGGTGGTGAAACCAAGAAGCATGATGACGGTGCTATCGTCTCACTATTCTACGACATAGACAAGCGTCGCGCGTACGTTGAAGTACAGCTAAAGAAGCAGCCAGTCAACATGATGCTTGCGGATCTAATCAAGCTGCGTAAGATAAACCAACCTGAGTATGTTGGATTTGAAATCAACGGATTCCAGGAGCTAGCAGCGTCACAGCTTGAAGTAGAAGATCCTTTCTGCCCCATCTTTCCTATCGAAAATCGTGTTAATAAACAAACACGCATAAGTCGCTTAGGAATTTGGTTGCAAAGAGGGTTCTTCCTATTTAAAATAGGGTGTCGAGATACGCAGAAACTTATCTCACAGCTTATCGATCATCCACACGCAGCACATGACGACGGCTCGGATGGCTTGGAAGGATGCCTTCGCGTTCTATCTAACGTCGTAGACATGAGTGAGATTGAAGTGGGCGCGGAGGTGGAAGTTACTGGTCAGATGGATGACGGTCTAGGTGATAACATTTTTCAGATAGGTGATTGAAATGTATGCTAAAGCTTCTAACGTTTTTGCTATGTGTGTGCTTTGTCTCCTCATGTGCGCGTGCGCAGCCAGAGGAGAAGCACCACGGGGCGGGGAGTTGCTGGGATGGGAGAACCGCAGTATTGCCGAATACCTCGCCGGTATCGCAGGACTCGCCTCCATCGCAGCGCTACTCATTGGAATCCTCGTCTTTAAAGCATACAGAGACGCTATCATTGCTTCCGTCGCTTGCACCTGTCTATGCATTCTTTTCCTGTGCATCCCCTCTCTCGTCACAACCTTTAAATGGACCTTTGCTATTGCAACTGGTGCTATTATTTTGGGCGGCGGGTTCTTTGGCTTTAGCCACTGGAACCTACTTAAAAAGAAGTGGGGATTGGAAGAGGAATTGGAGCAGACTCAGGTCGCTGTTAAAGTTGTGGCTGCAACCGCTGATAAATTTGAGAAAGCCAACACTCCGGACGCAATTGTTAAAGCCAAGCTACAAGCCGTAAAAGAACAGGCGGATGCTGGCGTGCATGAACTGATCCACAACCTCCGTAAAGAGACAACTTAAATGGCTGCACTAACTAAGACGGTCGCCGAGATGGTGGAGGAATCCGTCGCTCAGGCGGCTATGTCTCTTCTAAAACAAGTAGATCAGCTACTTAATCTACCAGAAGGTAAATCCGTACTCACTGCGGAAGCGTTGTCTAGCTCGCGTGAGTATCTCGCTGGGGATGATGACATTGGTTGGATGGCTCTTAATCTTTCTGAGCAGGGGATGTATTTTGTAAACCTGTCTCAGCTAAAGCAGATTCGTGATGTTAGCCGTAAGTTATACGCGACAGGTGAAATCCTCCGTAACGCCATCGATAATCAGCGCAACTTTGTTGTTGGTGATGGGCTTACGTATAGTTTGATTCAGCGTAGCTTTACTAACGATCCCGCCGCGCTTCTACAGTTCGCTGAGAAGCCCTCTGGTGATCCACTCGTCGTGGACGCCATGCTAAAGTGGGAGTTGTTCTGCACTACCAATAATCTAGATGAGCGACTAAATAATTGGGAAGAGCGTGCAGAGCGAGATGGTGAGACCATTGTTCGTATATTCGATACGAAGGATTGCCCCACTATTCGATTTGTTTACCCCGAATATTTGGAATCTAAAGATGCAAACTCTGAGTATGGTATTCAATTCAACAGCAAAGATGCTGAAAAAGCAGATAAGTACTTCATTAAGTATCCTAACTCTGACACTATCAAGCCTGTATCTGCCGACGAAATCATCCATGACAAGCGAAACGTGGATATGGAGACTGCTCGGGGACTACCTACGGCTTACCCTGTGTTTACTAACCTTCGTCGGATTGGTAAGCTTTTTGTCAACGTTAGCGTCCTAGCACAGATTCAATCTGCTATCGCACTTGTGCGTAAGCATGAGACCGCATCTGCTGCACAGGTTAAGAACCTCGCTAATCGTCAAGCCAGCACCACAGCTACCTCCGCTGTAACGGGGCAGTCGATTCGTAAGCGTGCTATTGAGCCCGGTACGATTCTAGATGCACCTAAGGGGCAGAGCTACGACTTCCCTGCTCATAGTGTTGCATCTAAGAACTTCCTAGATATTGCTGATAAGGAGCTTGCTAAGATTGCAGCTCGCTTCGTTCAGCCGGTTTCATGGCTTCTAGCGGAGGATGATGTTGAGCCTTTGAATCCTGGTAGCCCCACTGTTCTAAGTCTGCGTAACCATCAGCGTCACCTGTACGCTCACGTCGAGGATCTATTCTGGCGTGTGCAGACTTTGATGGGAACTAACATCGAAAAGCTTAAAGAGGAATATAAGTTCCAGGTTCACGGTCCTAATATTCCTGTTGCTAAGGCAGTCGATCAAGCTAGAATCGATCAGATCAATCTAGAATCTGGTGCGACTTCGCCACAGTCGATCGCATCACGTAATGGAGAGGATTACACTCAGAATCGTATTCAAGTCATCCGTCATCGTCTATCTGCGATGGAGAATGAACAGCTACCCGGTGATAAGGGTAACACTGGTGGAAACTCCGGCAACGGAGGCGACGGTGTTGCTAAGAAAGAGGGTGGTATCAAAGCTCCAGGTGGAGGCGGTAACCAGAAAGTTTAGCCATGTCAGAAGTGATGGATGTACTGAATGTAGTTAAGGAGTACGGTGTTATCGCTGTGATTGCAGTGTTCATGATCTACCGTGACTACCTGCGTGAAGCAGATAGAAACAAAGAGATGAAAGCAGAAAGGGCATACAGTAAAGAGCTGGTGTCCTTACTAATGCTAATCACAGAAAGATACGATAGCACCTGTAAAGCCACTACTGTAGCTATCAACGCCAACATAGTCGCCACAAAAGGCATCATTAAGTTTTTAAAGCGACACATTGCTGATTTAGATTCGGACGACATTGAGAGTGGGGAGTTG